TGGACGAGCTTTACAGGAACTGTTTCATCCTCTGTGTGCAGTGTATGGCGTACCATATCACCACCTTGGTTACGTTCAGCTACAATACGATCAGCCATGTGATCTCTATATAACTGTATAGCTTTGGATGCCCATTGTTGTGGTGTATAACGACCAGTATGGTCTTCTAGCACATAGGCTGTTCCATTTACGTCAATCCCTGCTACGACAATACCTGTCATGTCTGATTCTGCATTAGCAGTGACAGCAGGGTCGATGGAAATAACGATACGACTAAGTTGTGGTACTTCGTCTTTCTCAATCTCGCATTTAGCTAAGAGAGTTCTGTTCCATAAAGCACCCGATGCTTCGTCAAGTATTTCGGCATAAAGTTCTTGGCGACCAAGACGTGTACCTTCATAGGTTTTGCGGACTGCATCAAGGAAAGTGTCAGCAAGATTAGCAGCATTATCATACGTACTGCCTGTACTGATCGTCGTCTTTTCATCGTCTAGGATTGTTCTTATTAGTTTTGTAGTCTTGGGGGTAGTAGTCACAAACACTTTAGGGTGTTTACCTAGACGTAGACCAAACATCATCATGTCCCAAGTGTCTTGGGCATTACGCCAAGCACAAAGCTCATCACACCATGCACTGTAAGCCTGTGGGCCACGAAGACGTTCTGGGTCTTCTGCTGAGAAGAATACGGCTTTACTGCCGTTCTCCCATGTTAAGCTATTGTTTGTGGGAGACCAAACAGGATAACCAATGTGTTTACCACGATATGTCTCATCACCACTCCAACATACACTTAAAAGACCAGAGTCACCTTCAACCATAACTCTTCGGACATCACCTTTTGTAGGGGCGACACAGTGTACAATTTTGTCACCGCTTCTAATCCTATGGCGAACCCACTCTGCACCTGCTCTAGTCTTACCCCAACCACGTCCTGCCAAGGCGACCCATGTGTTCCATGTACCTTCAGGCTCCAGTTGCTCAGGTCTAGCCCAAAATCCCCAGTCATGTCTTAGCTCTTCCGCTTTCTTTGGGCCTAGCTCTTTCAGAATAGCAGCTACTTCCTCATCAGGAAGGTCTCTTAAGATGTTAGCTGTTATCTTCGCTTGGGGTTGCATCTGATTCTTTCGGGTTCAGTCTCAGGGTTTATTAAGACTCTTCATTAGATTCAGGCTTAGTCTTTCCTAAGAGGGTAATTAGGGAGTCAATAGCTGATTCATCAGTGTCAGGGTCTTCTGATAGTTCCTGCTCGTTTACTGTAGATGTAGGAGACCAACCACCTTTACTACGTAGGAATAGTTCTTGAGACTTAAAGTCACCGTCAATAGCCTGTTGTATAACGACAGAACCTACTTGACCTACAATATCAGCTTTAGTGTCAGCTATATCTTGTCCATATAACTTATAGAAGGTAGCTGTAGAGCTAGGGGCATTCTGATACTTCTGAATAGACGCAAGGATATCTTTAACAGACACACCACTACGTATGCCCTCTTTAACCTTCTTGGCTATAACTTCACTATATGGGATTGCTGGGATCATTTGTATCACGACAAGAATAAAGTATATTTAGTAGTCCCCACCCATCGGCAAAACCATACTCTGCTTAACCAACTTGGAAAGTTACGTCTTGGTTGAGTGAGAACGACAAAACATACTATAGTATTACTTATGTAGTAACTTAAGTATATATAAACTATAAAGTATATATAACTAGATAGTATATTAAACTATAAGAAAGTATCTTATGTATATACTTAAGTATAGTGTCTTCACATATATATAAGTGCTTTTTTTTGAGTTTGTAACACTAAAAATTAAACTTTTTTATAAGCTGTTGTTTTCTAACGAATCTTTTTTTGTGGTTTGTAGGTGATTCTTAAGAAGGTAGCCGATGTTGTCAACATTTGTTACAACTTTGTCTTATTTTGTTATATGCGACAGGATGTCACACTTGTACCTTTTTTTCTTATGTTGTAGATGTAGGGGTATACACCACCACCCGAATCAATCTGCGTATTATACCAAGGGTCCCATCAAATGTCAACACCTAATTACATTTTGTAACAATTCGTGATCGATCTGTCGTTATGTGACATAAATGCAACACTTTGGTATTAAATTAGGGCTTGACAAAGAAAAATGCTTGACACTCAGGGCGAATCGGCAGGTCTCTACGAATCGTTTAATTGAACAAGCGTTCAGATTATAGGTATTGAACAAGCGTTCAAATAATACCCAACTAATTGAGTCGGAAACAAAAAGAGGCCGACCACAAGGGCCGACCAGTTGGGAGTCAACAGTATTGAAACTAATTAGCCAACAAGGGCTTTTGCTTTACGTTTGCTTGTGCCGTGCGCCACGATTGCCACGGACTTGCCCTTGACCGATGCACCACCACACAGCTTACAACTTGCGCATTGGACTCTTGCGCCAGCCTCTTCACTAGCGGGACACAACACCTCTTTCCCTTTAACGATTGAGTCCAGTGATGCAATGACTCTAAATGTACGTTCGCCCCTATCCCATGCAGACTCCGCTTGTGCTAAGTTGTCCGCACTTGTCATAATAGACTCTGGCATTGTGTTGGTCTGGTGCGTATAGGCCGTAACATATTCAGCACCACTAGTAAGGGATTCCCAGACATATTGTGGCACTGCAAGAGGGTCTCCGTAGCTACCTAATCTAACGCCACGCAATAGACCAATAGCACGAATTGATTCATGCCCTTGTGCGGCCTCATATGCGCCACGCTTGAACGCTTTGTAAACGCCATTTGGTGCAAACAATAGATTCACGTAGCAAGTCCGATCAACCGCTTGTCCAGTGGCCTTGTTTGAGGGCTTGCCCTTGTGTGGACAATCGCCACAAATTGACGAGTCTGCCCCTGTCCGTGATGCAGTTATTGGGTCTATGTCCGAACGTAGAATCCACGTTTGCACCATGTCCCCTGTTTTACGATTGCCCGATTTAATTTGAGCGATTGCCACAATGGGCATACCGTCAATAAGACTCGGCCCTTGGTATATAATGAAAGATTGATTTGCCATTATAGCGACTCCCAAAATAGAATTGTTAATACACTGAAAGCGGCAACGGTAGCGCACAGCATTGCGGCAATGGCTTCTGCGGTATCTAGGTAAAATGGTGCAAAGCAGACAACTACTAAGGTGAAACACCAGATCAAAAAAGCTGCAACTTGTAGGATAAAATTTTTCATAACTGACTCCATTGTTTGTTGTTATAGGTAGACCCTAACCGATTCGTTGGCTAGGGTCAAGCCCTTTATTTGAGGGATTCTAGTGCCTGATTCATTTCTTTATATAAGGGCCAGTTAACCATAATTACTGAAAACGGGTGCTTTTTGGCATGGTTGAAAATGCGCATTGCGTTCTTTTCAGTTGGTGACTCAATCCACGCTTGAACTAACTTTTCCATTTTATCGACTCCTTGTTTCTTTCGGTAGTTAGACCCTAACCGATTCGTTGGCTAGGGTCAAGCGTTATTTTACTCAATAAACCAACGGTCAATTTCGACATATTCGCCATTGTCAAACCAAACCATTTGATAGTTTTTCTTTTTCACGATATTTTCAACCGTAAAATCATAACCGTGGTTTCTGATATGTTCAGACCATGCAGACTCCGCTTTTTTCATTGTTGAATAGACTCCAATGATTCCGTCATTAGGGAATTTTACTGTGTAAGCGTATGCCATTTTTTCGACTCCTTGTTTTGTCGTTTGATGGAATCAATGTAGCCTGATTCGCCAGCCTTGTAAACCTACCCTGAAGTATATTTTACCTATCCAAAAGTATATAAAACCTATCCTAATGAGATTATTGACGCAATTATTGGGGTCGAATCACTTTTAAGCTGGGGTAGCCTACTAAATCATTACCCTCACTCTACGGCCCTTATATCGCCTCTGAGACCCTATTGACTCCAGACCTAGAATCGTGGTAGATTCGAATCAGCCCCGAAATTGAGAGACTCGCAGGGGGGAATCCGACTCATTAGTTTAATGGTTAAACTATACACGTTAAAAGTGAATTAGAATGATTTTATAACTAGCTATGCAAAAAATGCATGGCAGGTATGACTTGACAAGCTGCGGATTCTGTGTGGCAGATTTATTAGGTGAAACGAATCAATCGGAGTCGCCTAAAAAGTGTATTGCACAAAATGCATATCACCCATGCAAAAAATGCATAGCCGACTCTTTTTGTCGGGAATGGCTGATTCGGTCATGCGGTTATCTGATTCGCTGTCGTCCGTCAATCGGATTCACGAGTCAAGCAAAAAATACTTGCGAATCGTTGTAATTCAGCAACACTATCCGAAATATCCTGTCAACCTATACTTTCGTACTATTGACCTACCCTTTGGTATAGCGAACCTATCCTTTCGTATTGATTCGGTCAAATTCGTATATACGACTGGAATTTTGGGTAGTACCCCCTCCAGTGGAAATAAGGAACCCCCCACAGTGGAAATTAAGACACCCCCACAGTGGAAATTAGGGTTGACTCTGTTGGCGAATCATGAGACCCTACAGTGGAAATTAGGAGAACCGTAATGGAAAAAGAAGTAGAAGTACTAAGCATCATATCAAAGATACTGAAAGATGCAGATAAAGAGATCGCCGCAGTGTTCAAGAAGAATTTCACTGAGGATGAACTGGATAACAGTGCATGGGCTATCTGTGCGTACAGCCTAGCATGGGATGCCATGCGTGAAGCAGAAGAGTTAAAAGCCAAAGCAGAATTGGAGTCGTAAAATGGAAACGATCATCAGACAAATCAAAGAGATCGACAGTGACCTAAACAATGTTATCTGTCGTGCAGAAGAGTGTCGTAAGGATGCTGAACGTGGGATCAACGTAAACCACAGCTCTGATTTCTCTTGGACTAAAGAAGACAAACTTAAGAGTTTGTTTGAGTATCTGGAAGATGCCAAGAATGATATTGACCGTCTGAAAGATGATGTAAAAGTTATCAGAGACTACTTGACTAATCTGCTAGATGATGTAGAGTACGAATCAATCAGACAGAAAGCTATAGGAGAATCATAATGGCTAAAGTAGAAAACACTTACCGTAATGATAGATTAGTTAAAGCCCTGATTGATCTTTATGAGGCATATTTAGCTATAAAGAATTTAAGGGAAGAAGAAAAAGATTGTGAGATTTGGGACTTGCTTCGTCGTTCCGAATCAGATATAGCTATGGTACACAAGAAAATAAGACAAATAAGAAAGGAACCAATAGATGGCTAAAGTAAAAGACATGATCGAAGACCTGACACAGGAAGCATACGAAGTAGGTGCAATGGACGCATACTATGGTCGTCAACCCCGCCTACGTTATGGATACGGACAATTTGAAAAAGAGGCATATCTCAATGGTTACGAAACACAACCGTATGGAGAAAAAGATTATGGATACGATGACTAATCACTATATCATATCTATCTTACACAAAGACCATTCCATT